AATATTATTATTATTACTGTTATTATTTCCCATAATAGAGGGTTTCTTTGCTAATTCAAGAAATACTTCTTCTCTCTTTTCTATGTTATTCATTATACATTTAAGAGTTTCATGAAATTCTTTAATTTGTTCTTGTTGAGTATTAATTAAATTAGATTGATTTGTTATCATATTATTTTGATTTGTTAACATATTTTGTTGTGTTATTACTAATTCAGTAAGGGTTTCTACTTTATCTTTATTATCTTCCTTTAAATTTTCTATATTAATTTGAGTATCAGTATCAGTATTAGTATTAGTATCAGTATCAGTATCAGTATCTGTATCTGTATCTGTATCTGTATCTGTATCTGTATTTTTATTATTAGTATTAATACATTTTTGTTTATGTCTCCACACACCATTTCTGCTCTTATATTCTTTATTACATAAATTACAAATATTTTTTGCAACTTTTGCAACTTTTTTGTCACCTAAAATATTATTTTTATGTTTACGTGTCAATATATGTTTATTATAGTTCGTTAAATTAGATGTATTATAATTACATTTTTCACAACTATATTTTATAACAACATTTTTGTCACAAAATTCTATATTAGTATTTTTACGTTTTAAATTTTGTTTATTATGTTCTTTATTACTATACGTATTATCATCACAATTATTACAACTATATTTTTCTGCAAGTTTTTTGTCACTATATGTCACCATTTTTATATATATTGGTGACAAAAAAAGTTGCTAAATATTTACGCAAATTAAATTTTTTTTACCGATTTTTTGTTACCATATTTTACACCTTAAATTTTCTACATTTTTTTACATTTTAGAGCATTATGCTCACAAGTGCTCGAAAAACAGCGTTTTTAATTCTTTTCTCAGATATGAAAATTGGACATGTCCATTTTTCTATTTCGAATCACTTTTGGGAATTTAGTTGTTACTGTACTTTTTACCTGTATTTAAGAGAAGTATAATATTATGATAAATGGTAAGAAAGGAAAAAACAGCAAAAACACCAGTCACAAATATTTTATTAATTATTATATTTCATTAATAAATTTGATATATTATAATAAAAAAATACTAGTATTAATAATTAACTAAATTAGTTAAAAATAATTATTTAGGTAATATATAATATGCCGATTTATACTTGCGAACGTTGTCTAAAAGAGTTTTCTCAAAAATCACATTATAATACACATCTAAAACGAAAAAAACCTTGTCAAAATAATAAAGGTAAGATAGAAGAAGTTGTTGAAAAGATGGTGAATGAAAAATTAAATAATAGTTTAAATATAAGATTGATTGGAGGAAATGATAATGTTGTTATATCACAAAGTAATACTAATATGATCTCAAACACAAAATTTGAAGAAATGAAACTAAATGAATTAAAAAAATATTGTAAAGAGAATAAAATTAAAGATATTAGTGGTTTAAAAAAAACAGATATTATTGATAAGATTAGAAATCACAAAAATATGAATAAAGAAACTATATTAAAAAACATTACTAAATCTAGTAACAACCATAATCTAAAATTTATTGATTTATTTTGTGGAATTGGGGGATTTCATTTAGCATTGAAAGAATTAGGAGGTCAATGTGTATTAGCATGTGATATTGATAAAAAATGCCGTGAAACATATTTAAAAAACTTTGGTATTGAACCAGTTTCAAATATAAAAGATATTGATGAAAAAATAATGCCTGATTTTGATATATTATGTGGTGGATTTCCTTGCCAACCGTTTAGTAATGGTGGAAAAAAAAAGTCTTTTGATGATGATAAAGGTTTATTATTTGATGAAATCATGAGAATCGCTAATTATAAAAAACCCAAATTTATGTTTTTAGAAAATGTAAAACATATTTTAAAAGTATCAAACGGAAAAGTATATAATTATATTGTAGAAAAAATAAAAAAAAATGGATATGTATTGCAAGTATTTCAATTATCTCCACATAAATATGGTATCCCTCAACAACGTGAAAGAGTATTCTTTGTTTGTGTAAGAGAAGATCTTTATAATAGTAGAGAAATAATTTTAAATGAAACAATGTATAAAATAAGTATTAATGATATTATAAGAGAAAATGATGATAAATACCTTATTCAAAGTGATATTAAAAATGTGTTGGATGCTTGGAATGAATTAATAAAACAGTTTGATATTAATGAGAAAATATCACCTACAATATTAATCCATGATTATTTTAGAAAATATTCAAAAGAAGAATATGAAGAATTACCTGTTTGGAAACAAGATTATATGAGTAAAAATAAACCATTGTTAGAAAAATATAATTTTATTATAAAAAAATGGTATAATAAAAATAAGGATATATTGTCAAAAAGAGAAATATATGGAAAATTAGAATGGCAAGTTGGGAAAATAATAGAAAATGATGATATTTATAATTACTTTATACAAATTAGACAGTCTGGAATACGAGTTAAAAAACCTGAATATTTTCCTACACTTGTTGCAATATCACAGATCCCTATTTATGGTAAAACTAAAAGTTATATTTCTCCAAGACAATGTGCCAGATTACAGAGCTTTCCTGAATCGTTTATGTTAGATGAAAATGATAAAGTAGTTTATAAACAAATGGGAAATTCTGTAAATGTATCTAATGTTTTAATGGTTATTAAATCCACATTAAAACATTATCATTTATAAGTTGCTCTATTGCATCATCTATCTTTTGAGAAATTTAAATCAAATCTAAGCAAAGAGTTCTTTTATATCATTATTTATTGCTAAGTCCTTTATAATTTTTTTCTTATTTTTGAGTTGTTCTTCGTCTGTAGAACCACCCATAATATTACGTACTATATTCATAAATTCCAGGTCTTTCTCCTCGTTTTCTCTCCAATTTGGATTTGCTTTCTTCCATTCATCCATGTATTTTATTTGTTTATGTGTTACCTTCCAGATACTTTCAAGTATTTTCTTATTATCTTTATCCTTTTCCCATTTACCATCCTTAATATAAAAGTTCATACGTTTCTTATCACTACAATGAATAGGTCTCTCTGTTTTATCCAAAATACTGAGGTTCTTTTGAAAAATATTACTAATTGCTTTTGGATAACCGTTATCTTTTGAATAAAAAAGGTCTTCCATTGAAATACTAATATTATTCAAAAAATCAGGGAAATCTATAGCGTTAGCATAATGTTCATTAAGATAAATATTATAATTAATATTATTATTATTACTGTTATTATTTCCCATAATAGAGGGTTTCTTTGCTAATTCAAGAAATACTTCTTCTCTCTTTTCTATGTTATTCATTA